TCATACTGGTTTGCATCAAGGTGATAGAATCTGGGTATATATTGAAAATAGAAACTTAGTTGATATTTTCCGTACTATATTCCATGAACTTGTTCATCATAGACAAGACCAACTAAATATGATTAAAGATGGTGACAGTTATCCCGGTAGTCCTATTGAAGCATTAGCTGATATGATGGCAGGAAAGTATATAAAGATATACGGTAAAGACCACTCAGAGATATTTCAATAAGGAAAATAATATGTCAATAATAAATTCAGGCGTAACAATAGGTCAAGGTATTACATTTGGATTTGCAGCTCCGGCAACTAGTCCAGTAACAGATGCGCTACTAACTAACGGTGCAGTATATACCGGGCCGTATAATCTTATTACTGGTAAAGCAAGACCAACTACTACACGTTCATTTACTATAGAGGGATGGGTTAAGTGGGATAACAGTGCTACTAGTACTGTAGGTACCTTCATAGGTAGTCCAAGTGATACAGCAAGACAACCACACTTTCTCGCTATATACTTTGATGACAATTATTGGAACGGTAGCCAAACAGTCAATGCTTCAAATATCAGAGTAGATGGATATTACCTTAGCCAAACTGTATACGCACCTAGTACAAATTTTGTAAAAAATGTATGGTATCATATTGCAGTAAGTAGAGATGCTACTAACAGTAACGTAGAAGCAGTTTGGGTTAACGGTGTTCGCTGTGGTGGTACACAAACAGATAATAGAGTATACGATGCCAACTCACTAACAATCGGTAATGGTTGGCCAAATCCACAGAACAATAAAAAGTTTGTAGGATATCAAACAGATATGCGTGTAATTTCAAATGCATATGTATATAATCCAACTTCAAGTACAATCACAGTACCATCTGCACCCTTAACTACTACCTCAGATTGTATTGCATTGATTCAATCAAATGCCAGCGGTGCATTAGCAACGGATAATAGTGCAGTAGGACAATCATTAACATTCGTGGGATTATCACATAATTCTACTAGCCCATATGCAGGCGCAAATGGTGCAGGTGGTAGTTGGTACAACTCAGACGGCAACGGTGCAATTGTTATGGACCCGGGTGTCTATAACTGTTAAAGAAAGGAAAAAATATGACAGGAATAACAATAAACAACGGAGTAACTTTAGATTCAGGCATTACATTTAGTCTTGGTACTGGCGGTGGCGCCGTATCCCATGTAACCAGCAACTTAGAGCTGTATTTTAATCCAGCTGACTCCGCAAGTTATGCAGGAACAGGAACAACTATAAACAGTTTGGCTGCTACTAATTTGCCCGGTACTATGAGTAATATTACCTACACTAGCCCTTACTTTACATACAACGGTACGAGTGCTACAACAAGTGTTGCTGATAATGCTCTGATAGAACCTGGATCTGGTGACTTTACACTTGAAGCCTGGGTCTACTATACCACTATCACAGGCAGCAGCCGTATAATCTTGGCCAAAACTAACGGCGGCTTGGCGGCTGATTGGGGATATGGCTTTCGCACAAACACGTCAGGTGCAACATGGCTAGAAGTTGGCAATGGTACAACATCAACCACATCTACGGCCTACACTGTGACCACAGGTCAATGGTATCAAATAGTTGGTGTGTGGACTAATGTAGCAACTAATAGTATTGCACTGTATGTTAACAGTGTAGGTCAAGGCTTTGGCGGGCACGCTTTTAGTAGCGTAAAAAATACTACCAGTCCACTGTATCTAGGATCATTTAATAACGGTCAATATTCTCAGTGGTTCAACGGTCGTATGGGAATAGTCAGATATTATAGTGCCGCATTAACCGGTGCTGAAGTGCTACAGAACTACAATGCCAACAAGGCAATCTACGGACTATAATATAACTGTTAATTGGGTAATTTGACCTTAATCACGCAAAATCCTTGACTTCTTAGCGAAGTAGTGTATAATAACTACTTTACTAAGGAGTATACATGAGTGATGTGAAAACATTCAACGGTGACCAAAAAATCAAACTTACCCAACTTGTCAATGAAGGTATGGCAGTAATGCATGAAATTGACACATTAAATGGTGGTCTTACAGACACTATCAAAGCAATTGCAGAAGAACTAGAAGTTAAACCTAGTGTACTTAAAAAGGCAATTCGCATCGCACATAAAGCAAGTTTAGGGCAAGCAAATCAAGAACACGAACAACTCAACACAATCTTGGAGACAGTTGGCAAGACACTATGAGTTATGTTGACGCCATCCATTCAAGGGATGAGGATCGTGTCTATGTGGTAGAACGTGGTAGTGACGGTAAGCGCCACTACACTGAATATCCTGCCAATTATGTTTTTTATTATCCCGATAATAAAGGTAAGCATCGTAGTATCTATGGTAATCCAGTAAGTAGATTCAGTACACGCAAACGTGCAGAGTTTGAAAAAGAACGCAGGATACATGGTGGTAAGGAACTCTTTGAGAGTGATGTTAATGTAGTGTTTCGTTGTTTAAGCGAAAACTATTTGGGTGTTGATGCACCTAAACTACACACTTGTTTCTTTGACATTGAAGTAGACTTTGATCCAGAAAAAGGTTTCAGTCCTACTAGTGATCCATTCAATCCAGTAACTGCTATCAGTATGTATTTTGATTGGCTTGACCAATGTATTACATTAGTTATTGCTCCTAAGCATATGACCACTGAAACTGCTTGGGAAATAGTTAGAGAGTTTCCTAATTGTTTTCTTTGCAATTCTGAAAAAGAAATGTTTGATACATTTTTTGAATTGATTGAAGATGCTGATGTGTTGACTGGCTGGAACAGTGAAGGATATGATATACCATATATGGTTAATCGTGTTACACGTGTGATGAGTAAAGACGATACACGCAAATTCTGTTTATTGGGTCAACTACCCAAGCCAAGAGAATATGAACGATTTGGTAAGTCAGAACAGACTTATGATTTGGTTGGTCGTATTCACATGGACTATTTGCAACTCTATAAGAAGTACAATTATGAAAGTCGCCATAGTTATAAACTAGATGCTATTGGTGAGATGGAAGTTGGTGAAAACAAAACACAATATGAAGGTACACTTGACCAGTTGTATAACAAAGACTTTAAAAAGTTTATCGAATACAATAGACAAGATACTATGTTGTTGGTTAAGATTCACAACAAATTGAAATTTTTAGAATTAGCTAATCAATTAGCGCATGAGAATACAGTATTGTTACCAACAGTAATGGGTTCAGTTGCAATGATTGAGATGGCTATATTTAATGAAGCGCATGAGCGTGGATTAGTGGTTCCTGATAAAAAACGAAAGACTGAAAATGCAGAAGATGTTCAACAAGCGGCAGGTGCCTTCGTTGCTACGCCCAAAAGAGGCATGCACGAATACGTCGGGGCAGTCGATATTAATTCACTCTACCCCTCGGTTATTAGGGCCCTCAACATGGCGGGAGAAACCATTGTTGGTCAAGTCAGACAAACACTCACAGACCAATACATGAAAGACAAGGGTCTTAGATTAGCCCAAGAAAAGAAAAGGTATAAAGATGGTGATGATGATGTTACTGGCGCTGTACTATGGGAAGGCTTGTTTGGAGCACTAGAGTACGCATCTATTATAGCACAAGAACGTGGCACTATGCTTATCGTTGATTTTGAAGATGGTCGTAGTGAAGAAATGAGTGCGGCAGAGATATGGAAAATGATATTTGATAGTCACAAGCCTTGGATGCTTAGTGCTAACGGTACAATTTTTACATATGAGAAAGAAGGAGTAGTTCCGGGTCTATTAAGACGCTGGTACTCGGATCGTAAAGAAATGCAGAAGAAACTTAAAGAAGCAACGACCCAAGAAGATAGAGAATATTGGGATAAGCGACAACTGGTACGCAAGATTTTGCTTAACTCTGCATATGGTGCACTATTGAATGAGCATTGTCGTTTCTATGACAAGCGTATTGGTCAAAGTGTTACATTATCTGGTCGGCAAATTGTTAGACATATGATGAGCAATATCAACGAAACGGTAGAAGGTGTTTACTCACATGAGGGTAATGCTATTGTATACGGTGATACTGACTCCTGCTATTTCACAGCCTATCCTGTTCTCCAATCGCAAATAGCAAATGGAGAGATGATATGGGACAAAGAAACTTGCATAGGTTTATATGATAGCATTGCTGACCAAGCAAACGAATCATTCCCTGCATTTATGGAGAAAGCATTTCACTCACCACGTAAGAATGGTGAGATCATTAAAGCTGGTCGTGAACTAATAGGTGACCGTGCTATCTTTATTACTAAGAAACGCTATGCTATCAATATCTTTGACAAAGAAGGTAAACGAAAAGATAAAAATGGTAATCTAGGTGATATCAAAGCTATGGGTCTTGATTTGAAACGTGCTGATACTCCTAAATACGTACAAGAATTCTTAATGAGTGTTCTAAGTATGGTCATTCAACAAGGTAAAGGTCGTGATGAGGTAATTGAAACTATCAAAGACTTTAAACGAACACTATCCGAACAAGACAGTTGGACAAAAGGTTCACCTAAATCAGTTAACAAGTTGACGATGTATGGTGAGAAGGAAGCAAACAGTAGTAAAGGTCGTGAGAACATGCCCGGTCATGTACGTGCGGCACTAAACTATAACTATCTACGTAGAGTCAACGGTGACCAATATAGCCAGAAAATTGTTGATGGCATGAAGGTAGTAGTTTGCAAAATGAAACCTAATCCATTGAATTTTACAAGCATTGCTTACCCAACAGATGAACTAAGATTACCTAAATGGTTTACAGACTTACCCTTCGATGATAAGGCAATGGAACAAACACTTGTCGATGAAAAAATTGACAACTTACTCGGAGTATTAAATTGGGATATAAAAACCAATATTGATACTGATTCAACATTTAGTGATTTATTTACGTTTGGTTAAATTAGTGTTTGACATTCGCAAAATATTCCATTATAATACACATATAATCTTCCTAAATAACTTAAAGGACACAAAATGAAAGATACACTACTAGACATTATTCAACATACTTCTGCATTGGGTTTTATTGACCTAATCAAAGTTACCGGTACTGATACTACTACAAATATCTCTGCAATTGCAGAAGATAAAACTGTTATTGTTAGCGGCACATTTAAAAATCCTAACCCCGAATTTATCGGTGTATTTGGTATGCCTAATCTAGGAAAACTTAAAACTATTCTTAGTTTCGATGACTATGATGAACATGCAAGAATTTCAATGACACGTATTAATCGTGATGGCGTTGATACTCCGGATAGTATTCACTTTGAAACTAAAGACGGTACATTCGTAAATGATTATCGTTTGATGGCTAGAAGTGTTATTGATGACAAAGTTAAACAATATTCTTATAAAGGTAACGGCTGGAATGTCGAATTTGAACCTAGCGTAGCAGGTATTTTACGACTAAAGAAACAAGCAAGTGCTAATAGCGAAGAACAAAACTTTGTAACTAAACTTGAAAACGGTGAGTTAAAAATTTATTTCGGCGATCCTAGTACGCACAGTGGTAATTTTGTTTTTCAAAATAATATTACAGGCTCATTAACTAGCAAGTGGGCATGGCCTGTTACTCAAGTAATGAGTATTC